AGAGTGGTAGGCAAGCGGCTGAACAAGAACGGCGATACCAAGAAAATAGAATAGCAGCTACAGCCGCACGTGACTTGAAGATACAGGCTCTCAATAGAAGAGCTATTCAAGAGTCAGAGCGAGTTGCTGGAGCTAAACTCGAGAACGCTATCAAAGCTCTAGAAGTGAGAGAATCAAAGGTTGTAGCGGCTGGAGAAGCAGGTGTAGAAGGGCAGGGTATTCAAGCTCAACTAGACATGACAGAAGCCCGTAGGCTCCGTGGTGATACACTATACAACCAGCAACTTGAAGGCATCTTTCAACAGATGGACTTTGAGAGGCAGGGTATTAATACAGAAGCATTAAACCGTATTAACTCATTACAACGTGGTAGAAAGCCTAATTTATTAGCTGCTGTTGCTACTGGTGTAGGTGCTGCCTATGCCGCAGAACGTAAGTATGGAGGTAACCAAAAAGGTAGTTTCTTAGATAGTATAGGATTAGGTGGAACATCCACTCCTTATACTACACAAGCCCTACCTTCAGTTATTCTCCCAGGCGGTGATAGTACTTACATTGGAACTACATAAGAGGAAGACATGGCAGAACGTAGAGTACAGGTAAGGGAGCTTGGTGTCCCTTCATTGTCTAGTGTGACCCCTACTGCTAGTCCAGTAGAAACATATGTAAGACCAGTTCAAGAACAACTACAGCCAAGTGCTTTAAGTCAATTTGTATCTGCCATAGCTCCTGCTGTACAAGCAGATAGCGAGGAAAAACTCAAGAAGCGTTTAGAACGTGAGCGTAAAATTCAGGCAGGTGTGTTTAAGAACCAACTCAATCAAGTATATCAACATGCTGTACAAGTTGGCGTTAATCTAAGCAACGACTACGAGAACAATAAAGACACATATCTTAATCTTCGAGATGATGACCAAGGCACGGCGGCTGATAAACTCCTAGCAATACGTAAACAGAATATTGATGATAACGTAGCTGCTATGAAGCGTGAGGGTGTAGACGAGTTAATCGTTCAAGCCTTCAAGAACGACATGCAGATGATAGACACTGCCTTTATGAAGGATGTCTATCTAAAAGATAAAGCACTTCAGAATGAAGAGCAAATCTACGGCAAATTTGGTAATTCAATTATCTCTGTTCTGGATACTAAACTAGGTAGAGATAGCAAGCTTGAACAGATAAATCAGTTATATCTTGGATTTGTTGACGCTAATCAGGGTAATCATACAAAAGCCTTAGATTATATATGGGGCATTGCTGAAGAACGCTCACGGTCTAGTGCTGATAATGCTCTAGTTGACTGGCTTAAATCTCCCCTATCTAGTCCTAAAGGACAGCCTGCACAGTGGAGCGTAGCTAAAAGAGTTAAGCAACGAGGCGTGATTGAGGCACGTGCAGCAGCACAGGCTAACGCTTCTAAGTCAGCATTAAAAAAGCAACAGACAAAAGATAGCCTTGCGGCTAACGCTGCTTCTGCCTATGCTAGTGGTAATATGGCAGAGTTAGCAACAGACCGTGATACTCTTCTTGGAATGGGTGACACTGTTAAACATAAGCCTGAGGATTATATTCCATATTTTGAAAATGAATTTATCTCTGAACTTAGAGACATTGATAACACTAATGTGGATGAAGATACTAAGCAGGAGTTGACCTTACAGGCTAATCGTAAGAGATTTAAATTTTACTCTACTTATAATCTTATGCCTCCTCAGTTATCTCAGGCTGTAAACAACGGGCGCACCGTACTAACCACAGGTGATTTATCAGACCCAAATAATCTGGCTAAAGCTCAAGAAATGTATAATCAGTTAAACATGGCTGATGCATATTCTGGTGGCGGTATCATTACTACAGCGTTGAAAGGCGAGGATGTTACACGGTTTAGACATCTACAAGCTTTAACTAAGGGAGGTCTTGACTTCCAAGCCGCAGTAGGCATGGTGCAGGGTAAGATATTCGATGGGCGCTCGATTGACATAGACGACGAGGAGATGACTAGAGAGTTAGATACTTGGGTTCCCTTCTATAAAAGTAAGGCATCTAGAGCGCGTAACATTGGTGTTATAACTAATGAGGTTAGTAAGCTAGCTGAAGCAATTCTACAGACTGATGAGACTGCTAGTGTTGAATCCGCCAAGCGTATGGCTATGGAGCTAGTAACTAAAGACTACCAGTTTATCAAAAATACAGATGACAGTGTCACTGCTGTACGTATCGAAAGCAATGCTCTAAACTCACCTGTAAATGTTGAACAGATTGAGCAAGGTTTAACAGACATCCAAAATAGCTTAGAACTTCGTGAATACATCCATAATGAATTAGGTGTAGAAGATAGGCTGATTGGAGGACTAGGTAGAATAGTCACTAAGGGTGCTAACTTTGATGTTTATATAAAGCCTGGGGGTAACCCAAACCAGTTATATCTGTATGCTAAACCATATGGAGAAGAACAAGAAGGCACGCAAAACATCTTTTTAGGTTCTCTTAGTATCTGGGACTTTAATGCTAATCGTATTCAGGGTCTCAAAGATCAGCTACTACAAAAGTATCGAAAAGCCGTAGAGTCAGAACAGATTAGTGCTGTAACATCTACAACACCGTCTCTACAACCTGGAGGTGCTGCTGGTGAGGATGACTTTACTACAACCATTGCCAATGCTATATCACAGGCAGGGGATGCTGTAGTCGATGCACTAGATATAAGCGCACAGGCTTCTGAAGTTGATCTCGAACCTAGAGACGTAGCCTTATCTTATGCTAGACGAGGAAGACCAGAGCCTGAACCAGAAGAAGTTGTTACTATATCGCCATCTGAAAGAAGACTTGCTGCTGCTCAGGCAAGGCAAGAAGAGAGAATGGCTAGAGATGTAGGGTTAAATGAGGAAGCACTAGCTGAAGAAGTTGTTACAGATAAAGGACCACGTAATTGGATTCGTAGTGTAGGAACTGCTATCGGTAAAGCTATCTTTGGTGGAGACGCCGAGGGATCAGAACTACAAAGTACTGTAGAACAATCTCTTGATGCTGCTGCTACAAACCCAGTAGATTTTATTCTTAATAATAGGTACTTAGGTCTTAGCGAGAAAGACCCAGACCATCAGAAAACTATCGCTGGCTTTATGAACAGCGCTGTTAAGGGACGAGTTAAAAACCCTAGTGATATGCAGCTAGATAGTAACGCATGGTGTGCTGCCTTTGCTGGACATGTTCTAACTAGTTTAGGACTTGCTTCTCCTCAGAGGTATGATGCTCTTAGGGCAAGAGAATATCTTAAGGTAGGCAATAGCGTATCTATAGATAAAGCCAAGCCAGGAGACCTTGTTGTTATGAAGCGTAGACTACAAAACGGAAAGACACAGTGGCACGCAGGTTTCTTTGTCGAGCATGGAGGAGGTAAAACCTTTAAGCTCTTAGGTGGAAACCAGAAGGACCAAGTGAATGTCCAAGACAATACTGTAGCTAATATAGCAGGCATAAGAAGACTTAGTAATGTACAGAACATTAGTCCTTCTGCTCTGAAAACTATTCAAAGAGAAATGACTTTCTTTGGTAAGCTACAGAATTATTTGTTAGGTTATAGAACAAGATAGCAACAGCTAAAATAAACTGATAAGGATATACAATGGCTGAAGAGAATATTGAACGGGAACTGAGTAAGCTCGGTTTTGGTGGTGTTGAACCATCGCCATTAACGGGTGTAGTCAGTGACCTAGCTATCAAGGCAGCCCAACGCCAAGTCGAGGAGGAGGCTGACAAGTACAGTTTCTGGGACTTGGTTAAGGAGCGTCAACTTGATGCTGGAACTATTCCTTCAGCCCTTGCCTTGTTGGATAGACCTACTCCTATTCAGGGAGAGGCTATTACAGAAGAGGTAGTCAACGAGTTAACAGCAGGCATCACTGATGAGGTAGCTGTAAAGCGTATTCTTTCGGCACTAGAAAGCAAGGGTGTAACCTACGCACGAGCTATCGCCTCTGAGGTACGTAGAACTATTGATACAAATAAACTACTATCTCAGGCAGGCCTACGTGGCGCAGGTGCTATGATACTGTCTGACGTACTAGACCCTGCTGATGCTGCTATTATGGCAACTACTGCTGGCATAGTAACAGCCGTGGCTCCCCCTGCTGCCCCTGTAACTGCACCTGTTGCAGCAGGCGTGGCAAAGGGAACACGCTTATTTAGTAAGTTTAAGAACAATAAAAAATACCTAGCAATGGCTGCTGGTGTTGGCGGTACAGAATTAGCTGCACTAGAACTACTGAGGGCACAGTCTAAGTACGACATCACTGGTGGTGATATTATGCTCGCAGGTACTCTTGGTGCTGCTGGTACTTTAGGCTTTACAAAACTTGGACAGGTATTAACCAAGCGGTCAATGATAAAACAAGCGGAACGTAAACAAGCTGATGGTGAAACTCTGACAGATTTTGAAACTACTCTGTTGCGACAGAATGACGACGAAATCTTGGCACAGCGTTTCCGTCAACAAGCCTTTGACAACGACGACTTTGGCGTAGACGAATTAGACGAGGTGACGAGTGGCTCTGGTCTTACCCGTAAAGATTATACGGATATGACACAAGAAGAGCTTGCTGCTATTCCTAAACAGCGTGGTGTATTTGCTGGCCTACGGGGTAGTCTCTCGGCATTTGTTCGAGCCAAGAACTCTGAAGATGATACGATTAGATGGTTGGCTGATGGTCTAGGTCTTAACAGTACTGGTAATAAAGTAGGTGCTGATGGACGAGTTACTGCGGTAAACTTTGGAGCATTAGAACAGCGTGATACTCTTGTAATGCGTTACAGGTTAAGTGTTGCGAACCCCATCCGACAGCTTCGTGAAGACTACATTGCACGCACAGGTGTTAAACAAAGTGACTGGAATGTTCTCGTATCTAGACAAGTAAGAGGACCAAACCCTAACGCAGACCCTGCTATAAGACAGGCAGCAGAAATATATAAGACAAAGATGAAGGAACTAGCACAACAGGCTATTGATGCTAATGTTGCTGGCTTCCAACCAGGGACTATTTCCCGCATCCAAGACTATGCTCCACGTATCTTTAACAGGGGTAACATTCAAAGACTGCGCCAGGGTAAACTGGCAGATAATCCAGATGGCACACTCAACGAGGCTTGGTTTGAATTATCAGAAGAGGCAATCCGCAGAGGACAGCCAGATATAGAAGCAACAGTAGCAGCAGCTATAAGAAGAAAGAACAAAGAAAAGAAGAAGAAAGATAAAATACCTACCGATGCTGAGATACAGGCTTTTATTAAGCGCATGGCTCGTGGGTATATTCAGTCTGTAATTGATCCAAAGTACGATCAACTTGCTAGACTACGTGTAGCTAATGGCGATTTCGATGTTGATACTTTTGCTACTATTATGAAGGCAGAAGGATTTAATGCCGACGAAATAGATATTATGGTAGGTGTACTGTCACGCAACATCAAAGCCAAGGGAAACAAACGAGCAAGGCCTCGTATGCTTCTCGATGAAATGGCTAGCGTAACTGTACGGGGTTCTGATGGAACTACCTTTGACCTTAAGTTTACTGACATTCTTGAAGAGAACATGGAGAACTTGTTCGATAGTTATGTCTTCCAACTCTCTGGTGCTATTGGTCTAGCACGAAACGGTATCAATACCAACAATGCTGGAACTAGCTTTGAGAATATTATTAGCAAGGCTACAAAGGCTACAGCAGAAGAGAAAAAGGCTATTCGCTATATGTATGAGGCCACTACTGGTGAGTGGGCATACACGGGCGCACAGTTTGCTGGACAGGAAATCTCTGCCTCTGCAAGACAATTAGCTAGACGAGGACGTGAGATTAGCTTTGCCGCAAACATGGGCATGTCAGGCATGGCTGCGCTTATGGAATTGTCTAATGCTTTGTTTGAATACTCCCTACCTACTCTAATGAAATCAGTACCTATGTATGGCAAACTTATTAAAAGAGCAAGGAACGGAGAACTAACAAGCAAGCTAGCACGTGAGATGACTGCTGGTACGGGCGTCGGTGGTGATGGCCTTGTATCTAAAGTTACAACCATGAGAAGTAGACTAGAAGGTGACGTAACTGAGGGTGTTCGGATTGATGGTGAGATAACAGAGACCGATCAATTACTTGGTGGCGCACGTATGTTCGTATCCAAGTGGTCTGGTCTACAGGGCGTAACAGATGTGCTACGTAGGATTTCACTGTACAACTATGCATCAGAATGGGCTTACAAGCACAAAGCAGGAGAGGTTGCTTTCTCTGCAATAAAGCGTGAACAGTTAGGCATCACAGATGAGATGGCCCAACGTATCAGAAATAAGATAGATGAACACGCTGAGTTTCTACCAGACGGTACGCTAGAAGCTTTACATGTAGATAAATGGTCTACAGGTAAAAACGCTGACCCAGAAGCAGCAGAAATCTTCTTTGCCTCTGCTCGTAGAGAAGCCACACAGGCTGTTCAAGAGATGAACGCTGGCTCTGTGAATGGACTACTACGTAGTGAAGTAGGTAAGACATTCTTTCAGTTCTTGTCATTCCCTATGGCTTCAATGGAGCAACAGGCTATGCGCCTTGGTGTACGTATGGGTAATGGAGATGCAATGAACGTAGCTCGTATCATGTCTTTCTCTGCCTTGATGGGTGGCATGATGTATATGAGCAGGTCTTATCTCAATTCACTAGGCCGTAGTGATCAGGCTGACTACATGAAAGATAGAATGGAAACAGCAGAACTCTTACAGGGTGCGCTTAGTCAAGTCGGCGCAGCTTCCTTGTTTGGCTATATCTATCAGATTACTACAGGTACAATGGATGGTAATACAAGCGTTATGACGCCTCCTATCGTATCAATGTTTGGGGCTGGCATCAAAGGTATTGCTGACGTTATAGGGGCGCTTGGTGAAGATGAATTAAAAGAATCCCAACTACGTAGTCTTTTAAGAATAGCCCCTTTTACATCATTATACGGAGCGAGACAAATAATTAACGCAACCGCTGATGCGGCAACAGCAGATTAATAGGATAAGAAATGGCTCTTTCATATCAAAACTATACAGGGGATAACGTCACAGATACGTTTGCCATTCCCTTTACATATACTGACACTAGCGAGATTAGTGTAACAGTAGATGGTGTGGCGCAGACAGGGCTAACTTTTCCTTCTGCATCATCCGTACAACTAACTTTGCCTCCTGCTACAAGTACTCTTGTACAGGTTAAGCGAACCACTGACTTGACAGCACGTGCTGTTGACTACGTGTCAGGCTCAGTTCTCACTGAGGAAGACTTGGATAACGCAAACATTCAGGTCTTCCATGCAGTGCAGGAGGCTGTTGATACGACTACCAGTACTATGGTGCTGGAGTCGGACGACAAGTGGAACGCACAGAATAAAGTTATCAAGAACGTAGCAGACCCTGTTGCAGACACGGATGCAGTCAACAAGCAGTTCGTCTCAGCTAACCTGCCTAACATTAATACTGTTGCTGGTATTGCCTCAGATGTAACAACTGTTGCAGGTATCTCCAGTAATGTCACAACTGTTGCAGGTAATAACACAAACGTAACTACAGTAGCTAGTAACATAGCTGATGTTAATACTGTAGCAACTAATATATCTGATGTTATAACAGTAGCCAACGACTTGAACGAGGCTATCTCTGAGATTGAAACTGCTGCTCTTGACTTGCAGGAAGCAACGTCTGAGATTGATGTAGTAGCTAATAACATTGCTAACGTAAACACAGTAGGGGCAGCTATTGCCAATGTAAACCTTACTGGTGCTAGTATCACGGATGTAAACACAGTTGCAGCAGATATTACAAATGTTAATTCCGTTGCAACTTCCGTCGCTAATGTCAATACCGTGGCTGGAGATATTGCTAATGTTAATAGTGTAGCAGCCAATGCTACCAACATTAACACAGTAGCAGCTAACAATGCTAACGTAACGGCTGTAGCTAATATCTCAGGAGATGTTACATCAGTAGCAGCAGATGCCACAGACATTGGAATAGTAGCTACTAATATTTCTAACGTAAACACAGTAGCGGCCAACAATGCTAACATCACTACAGTAGCACTAGATACTACGGACATTGGAACGGTAGCCTCTAACATTGCTAGTGTAAACACAGTTAGTGGTGATATTGTTAATGTCAACACAGTAGCAACAAACATTGCAGATGTTAATAGCTTTGCAAACACGTACTTCATAAGTGCCTCTGCACCAGCAAGCCCTACTACGGGTGACCTCTGGTATGACACTATTAACAATATCGTAAATGTCTACAATGGTTCAACATTTCTTAACATAAATGTCCCCACTATCACAGGGGTATCGAGCCAGTCTAACACAGCTACTGATTATCTTGACATTCCTAGTGGTACTACAGCACAGAGACCAGGGTCTCCGACTACGGGTAACATAAGGTTTAACACAGATGAGGCTGAGTATGAGGCCTGGGACGGTAGTGCATGGTCACCCATAGGAGGAGGCTCTTCGACTACTGATGGTATCTGGCAACATGCTAACACAATCATCGAGGACTACGAGATAGCTAGTGGTAACAATGGCTTATCAGCAGCGCCTGTAACGGTTGCAAGTGGTGTAACAGTGACAATCCCGTCTGGCTCAGTTTGGACGCTGGTGTAAGGAGTAACAAATGAGTTCAGTAAAAATTCAAGGCAGTGCAACAGGAACCGCTAACTTCACTATTGCAGTTCCCGATGGCACGTCCACAGATCGCACGATTGAACTGCCTGATGCGGCTGGTTCTTTCGTGTTAGCGGATGGAAGCAATAATGTTGCGGTCACTGGTGATCTGACGGTTGATACTTCTACCCTGCATGTCGATAGCACAAATAATCGGGTTGGTATTGGTACTGCGTCGCCAACAGAACCTCTAGACGTATCTGGAAACATCCGAGCATTAGGCGCAAATAGTAGAGTTCTATTTGGCCCAGATGGGTTTGAGGCTGGTATTAAATATTCGACAAGTGCTGCGCTTCAAATTGCCTCTCGCACAGGTGAGATTATTAATTTTACTAATGGAAATGATGGCACAGAAATTGCAAGGATAGACTGCGGCAATGGGTGGTTTTTATTAGGAGATAGCTCTCCCGGAACAGGCTCAAACAACTGTGTTGGAGCCTTTCCCGGTGGGTTTATAATTACAAGTAGAAATACCACGGGTACGGCTCAACACCTCGTTTTCAGAAATCCGAACGGGGATGTCGGTTCCATTGCGTGTTCAGGTTCGTCAACAGCGTACAACACATCATCAGACTATCGCCTCAAAGAAAACGTCGCTGACCTTACAGGTGCTATAGACCGCATCAAACAAGTTCCCGTCCACCGTTTTAATTTCATCGCTGATCCAGACAAAACAGTCGATGGCTTCTTAGCTCATGAGGTGCAAGCCATAGTTCCAGAAGCAATTCATGGCACAAAGGATGAAGTCGATGATGATGGTAATCCAGTTTACCAAGGCATCGATCAGTCCAAACTTGTGCCACTACTGACCGCAGCCTTAAAGGACGCAATTACAAAAATAGAAGCACTCGAAACTAGAGTTGCAGCACTGGAGGCCGTGTAATGTCGACACTAAAGGTAACTAATCTCCAGCATCCAAGCGCTGCCTCAGCTAACGTCACGCTGGATGCGAGCGGCAATGCAGACTTTAACGGCAAGAACTTAGCTGGCATCGCGTCGATAAACGGTGGGCAGATCGGTGGTAATCGGAACCTTATTATCAATGGTGCGATGAACGTTTCACAAAGGGGTGATTACAGTAGCGCAACTACATTAACCGATGATACGTATTTTCTTGATAGATGGGTTTCTGATTTAGCAACTGTGTCTGCCACAATACAAAACGTGTCAAACGGGTATTTAAGTAAAAGTAAAACTCAAAAACTTACAGCAACTTCAAGTGCAACAGGTCGCATTGTTTCTATACAGAAAATTGAAGTAAGCAGTTATATGCTTGGTGTTGAATTAACAGCTTCCGCACAGGTTAAATCAAACAGTTCTAACGCACGGTTATTTCTTGTTGATAACACAAACGGTACTGTTTTAGGCGTTCAAGCACATACAGGTGGCGGAGCTTTTGAAAAACTTATTGTATCAGGAACACCGCCAACGACATGTACTGATTTAAGGGTTTACGTGGCTCTTAGAAGCGCGGCACAAGCTAATGTGGCTATAACTTCTGGCGATTATTTTGAATTTACAGAAGTCCAATTAGAACTTGGCTCGCAGGCAACTCCGTTCGAGCATCGCCTATTTGGGGATGAGCTTGCACGGTGCCAGAGGTATTATTATGCACTTACAAATGATGGTACTACAACAAATTACATGGTAGGGGGCGTAGAAACTTCTACAGCAGCAGGGCTTGGCG